TTATATAAAAAGTAAGGGTAATGCAAAAACTATAAGAGATACAGCAATTAAAGAAATATCAAAATTTACTGATTTATCTCCAAAAAGTATAGAAAAATTAGGAACAGTTATTGGTGGTATAGCTAGTTTAGTTGAAAAAGGAGAAGTAGAAATTCCTTCTCAGGAAGTAGTAGATCGGGAAGATATTACTGCACAGGCAGGGGGGTATGCAAATATTGTAGATGATATATATAGAGCTAATCTCGTTGGTCAAATTAAAAATCCTTTTGGCATAGAAGGATTTACTGCTAGAGGAAAAGTAGAAGGTAGCTTTGACCAACCTTTTGAAAATGTAAATGTAGAAGGTTCTTATCAGGTAGGAGATGCAAGTACTCTTTCTTTTGGAGTAGATCCTATTAATGAATCAGCAAGACTAGGATTTAAAACTACTTGGAAAAAGGGCGGAAAAGTAACAAAAAAAAGAAAGAAAAGAAAAACTAAAAATTATACAAAAGGTTGTGTAGTAAGGACTGCAAAGTACTAATGGCTAGACCCAAACTTGAAGAAGGTGTAAAAGGCAACTATAGATTAACTACCAAAGAGTACTTACGAAGACAAGCTCGTAAGAAAGTATCTGAAAAGAATAAAAATCTAGAGCGACAAAGAAATAAAATAGATACTTTAGCTAAAGGAGCAAAAAAAGCTAAAGAAGCTCTAAAAGTTTTAGAATCCGGTGGAGTAGCTACAGGAGAGTTACTAGATCAAGCACCTAAAGCATTAAAAGATGCAATAAAGCAAGGCGCAGAAATAATATTTAAACCGAATCCTGGTCCACAGGAGGAGTTTTTAGCAGCGCCTGAAAAAGAAGTTTTATATGGAGGAGCAGCAGGAGGGGGAAAATCTTATGCAATGTTGGTTGATCTTCTTAGGTTCGCTTCCAATTCTAATCACCGTGCTTTACTACTCAGGCGTACTCTGGGCGAACTGACCGAGCTTATAGATCAATCTAGAAAGATCTATCCTAGAGCCTTTCCAGGTTCTAAATTCAAAGAATCAAAGTCTACCTGGGCTTTTCCTTCAGGTGCTACTGCTACTTTTTCCTATGTAGATAAAGATTCTGATGTTACAAGGTATCAAGGCCAGAGTTTTACCTGGATAGGTATCGATGAACTAGGCCACTACCCCTCTCCTTATGTGTGGAACTATCTTAGATCTAGACTTAGAACTACCGATCCAGATATTGAAACATACATGAGAGCAAGTGCTAACCCAGGAGGAATGGGCGGTTGGTGGATCAAAAAGATGTTTATCGATCCTAATATACCAAATGAGCCCTTTTGGGCTACGGATATAGACACTGGTAAAACTTTAAAATACGGACCTTCTCACTCTAGAGCAAATGAACCTTTGTTTCAGCGGAAGTTCATTCCTGCCAGACTAACGGACAATCCGTACTTGATGTACTCAGGAGAGTACGAAGCTATGTTGCTTTCTCTGCCAGAGGTAGAGCGTAGAAGATTGCTAGAGGGTGATTGGGACGTTGCAGAAGGTGCTGCTTTCTTTGAGTTCGACAGGTTAATGCACGTTGTAGAACCGTTTGAAGTACCTACTAACTGGCCTAGAATAAGAGCAGCGGATTACGGTTTTAGTTCTCCTTCTTGTGTACTTTGGGCAGCGATAGATTGGGATAGTAATATTTGGATTTATCGTGAATTATACAGAAAAGGTCTAACTGGTGAGGATCTAGCAGATTTAATTGTACAACTAGAAGCCTTCGATCCACCGATGCAGATATCTGTACTAGATAAGTCTTGCTGGTCTAAAATGGGTCTGGGTCCGAGTATAGCAGAAACTATGATGAATAGAGGAGTTAGATGGGTTCCTTCTGATTCAAATAGAATGTCCGGTAAAATAGAAGTACACCGCAGATTAAAAACTGATGATTTAACCGGGCAACCTAGACTTAGAATAGTTTCTACTTGTACAAATCTAATAAGAACTTTACCTACTCTACCTCTATCAAAGACTAATTCAGAAGATGTAGATACAAAAGCAGAAGATCACGCATATGATGCTCTTAGATATATGGTTATGATGAGAAGATTAAACTACAATCTTGAAAGTTTTTCTCGTAGAATAAAAGATCAGCCAGTAGAAATGGCCGATGCAATATTTGGATATTAAATGCCAGAACATAGAACTTTTGTACCAGCAGAAATAGATCTTTCTGATAAAGAAATTAAAACCAGAGTACAAGACGAATTAAAAAATCTTCTTGAAGCTATACGAGCTTCTGTAGATGTATACCCAGAAGATAGCCCTCAACATATGCAAGAAGAGGGAATATTTATAGCTGACAAACCACAAGAGGTAAATTTAGAAGATTATCCAAATATACAAAAATTATATAAAAGTTTTATAGCTGATGATATATTACAGGGGGGTGGTCAGCAGCTTTACGAGCCCAAGCAAATAGAACAGTTTTTAGAAGGGACTAAACAATTTTATAGAGAAAGTACTGGCTTAACAACAGAGGGTTATTTTGATGTAAATATAATAAGTGAATTAGGTTTCAGTTCAAGTCCTGATAAACTTAAAAATTTTTTAAAAGATGTAGGAGTTGTTGGTCAAACAGGATTGAGTAGAGGTCTTAGAGAAGTATTCAGGTATTTTACAGGGACTTTTCAAGATACAGGATTAACTCCGATATCTGCAGCTTATAAAGGAAGAAATCCAGAGTTATATAATACTTTAGAATCACTACCTTTTCTAGAATCTGTAGGAGAGGGCAGATTCATTGTAAAACTTTTAACCAGACCAGAAGATACTAAAACAATTTTTGCAGATGCTACTGATCTTGTACCGGTTTATGAAAAATTTAGAAGTCTGAAACCAGCGGGGGATAGAACCTTACCTGAACAAATGCAGCATCTAAAAGCTATGAAAGATGAAATAAAGTTACCTTCACAACAAGGACAGGATCTTCTTCGTTATTTAGTATATGAGTATAGCGCAGAACAGGATAAGGATAGACAAAAACGACTAGATGAAAATCCTGAATTGACCAAGCGTATTGAAGAAAAAAGAAGGCAAAGAAAAACAGTAACATTTCAGCCTGATCCACAGCCAGAACAAGTAAAAGAAGAAATTCCAGAAGAAAAAGAAGAATTAAAAAAAATACCAGTTCCTATAAAGCCTAAAAAAGCAGTAAAACCTTCTGGAACCAGCCCTTTAGCAGAAAAGTTACGACAAAGAGCAGAAGCAAGGTTAAAAGCAGCGAATCAAAAAGCAGCTAAAAGATTGGGTATACAACCAGACGATACTAAAAACCCAGAAACGGTTCCTGCAAAAAAAGCAAAGAAAAAACCCGATCCAAAGGGCGGTCCAAAAATACCTGGATTTGGCCCACTTTTTATTTTAGATCAATTATATCAACTTGTACCAGGAATGGGACCGGTAGATGCAGAAGGAAGACCAGTAGCAAAACTGGAAGACCAAATGAATAAACTAACAGGATAAAGGAGATTAAAATGCCATACGGTTATCGTTACCCCGGAAAGAAAGACATCGAAGGTAAAGTCAAGCAGGGAGATCTAAGCGATGTTCCTAGTGGAAACTTGTATCGGACGAAGTTAGAAAAGAAAGTTCTAGCTGAACCGGATCAAAGTCAATTTGCAAATCACTCAGGCAAAAAGAAAGCCGGTAGGCATGTAGATGGTTCTATTGACCGTTTGCATGGTGATTTTTCACTTCAAAAGGACTTTTCATAATAAGGAAGAAGGCATATGCCACCCAATGATATAGATCTAGATCAGCCTATGGAGTTAGATCCTGATGACGTATCTAATCTTGCTGGAGTTATAAAAGGTAAGTTTGCAGATGCTGAAGAAGGTAAACGAGCGGATGAAATTCGCTGGTTAAGTGCTTATAAAAACTATCGAGGAATAACAGATTCTTCTACTCAATATAGAAATTCTGAAAAATCCAAGGTGTTTTTAAAGATTACAAAAGTAAAAGTACTTGCTGCTTATGGGCAATTGACCGATATTCTTTTTGCAAATAAGAAATTTCCCTTAACTATCGAACCTACTCCTGTGCCAGAGGGTGTGGCAGAGTTTGCTCATTTACAAATGCCTCAAGAACAGCAGGCTGGTATAGAGGGTTTTCAAGGAGATGGTAAAGAACTTTTACCGGGTGCTCTAGAGGCTACTTCAACTGAAGAGCAGGGTGGTAATCCTATGCTTGCAGGTTTAAGTACTACCTTTGGACAATCGGACAATTTAGTCCCAGGTCCGGGTTATCTTGGACAGCCACAGATAAAACCAGCAGCAGAGACAGCTAGAAAGATGGAAAAGGTCATAATGGACCAACTTCTAGATACTTCTGCTGTGAATGTTCTACGCCATGCTATTTTTGAATGTTCTTTACTAGGTACTGGTATTGTAAAAGGTCCGTTTAACTATGGTAAAAAAGTACATCGCTGGAAGGGTACTGGTGATGCTAAAGAGTACGATCCTTATGAAAAAACCGTGCCTCGAATAGAAGCGGTTAGTTGTTGGGATTTTTATCCTGATCCTAGTGCTACAAGTATAGAAGATTGTGAATATGTAATTCAACGGCATAGGATGAATCGAGAACAGGTTCGTGATCTTATGAATCGCCCATATTTTAATAAAGAAAAACTAGAACTTGCTTTAGAAATGGGACCGAATTACGAAGAAAGACACTTTGAACCTACTATTCGTTCAGATAATGATCCTATGAATGATAGTAACAGGTTTGAAATTCTAGAATATTGGGGCATTTTAGATTCTACTTTAGCTGAAGAAGCAGGTATGGAAATGCCTAAAAGTTTATCTGAACTAACCTCTGTACAAGTTAATATATGGGTTTGTTCAGGCATGATAGTTAGAGCAGTAGTAAATCCATTTACTCCTATGCGTATTCCTTATCAGGCATTTCCTTATGAACTAAATCCTTACCAATTTTTCGGAGTAGGCGTAGCGGAGAATATGGAAGATGCTCAACTACTTATGAACGGCCATATGAGAATGGGCATTGATAATCTAGCACTTGCTGGAAACTTAATATTAGATGTAGATGAAGCACAGCTTGTACCGGGGCAATCTATGGAAGTTTATCCTGGTAAAATCTTTAGAAGGCAGACTGGTGTTACCGGTACTGCTATAAATGGTATTAAATTTCCTAATACAGCCCCTGAAAATTTACAGATGTATCAAGTAGCTCGTCAACTAGCAGATGAAGAAACTGGTATTCCCAGTATCGTACACGGCCAGACGGGTGTAACCGGCACCGGTAGAACAGCGTCGGGCTTGTCTATGCTTTTAGGGTCTGCTGGTTTATCTATTAAAACTGTAATTAAAAACATCGATGATTATCTTTTAAAACCGATGGGTGAAGCGTATTTTCAGTGGAACATGCAATTTAATGATCTAGATATAGAGATAGTAGGAGATTTAGAAATAAAGCCAAAGGGTGTAGCTGCTGTGATGCAAAAAGAAGTTCGATCACAACGGTTAACAATGCTTCTACAAACTGTAAGTAATCCGATGCTAGCACCATTTATTAAAATTCCAAACTTAATCCGAGAGATAGCAGTGTCACAAGATATAGATCCAGATGAACTTGTAAATGATCCTAATGAAGCAGCTATCTTTGCAGATATATTGAAAGGAATGGCAAATGAACAAGGAACAGGCCAAGCTCCTACTGCCCCTGGTCAACCACCAGGAGGGATGGCTGGGGCTGGAAGAGTACCTCCAGGGGCTAATCCAGCGGATGCAACAGCAACTGGTGGTGGAACTGTCGGAGTTGGAACTGCGCCGACTCCAGGGGAAGCTGGCTTTGCTGCAAACACTGGTCAAACTCAAGAAGTCGGTTAATGATACAATAGAGGTAGAAAAGAATGGCAACTCCAATATACGCAAGTCCGATAGTTGATCCTCAAACAGATATAAATCAATTAAATACTGTTTATACTTCAGACTTTTTAACTGAAAATTATAATACATTTTTCAATGATAAAACTGAAAATGAAAGATTGACTTATATGCCTGAAGGATATGAAGATCAAATAGATTTTGATCCTTTTCAATCTGATTATGGTTTAGATTTTAAAAGTACTTTAGAATCAGAAGGATTTGTAAATTATATAAAAAATAAGCCGGTTAGAGCAGTACAAGGAGGTTCTGCTGGACCTACTGTAACAGTTAGAGGTAATGTACTATCTGCAGAAGAACTGAGGAAAAGGAGAGCAGGGCCGGTAGAAGGTAGGGTATTATATAAAGATGAAGTTTTGCCATTTTATGAAGGTCAAAAAGAAGAAGATGAAGGATCTGTATTTGACTATTGGAAAAGTATTCCTAATATTAGTTCTTTTTCAGAAGGACTTCGTGGATCTTTATATGGAGTGAGCCAGCGACAAAAAGAAGAAGAAGAAGAAGAAGCAGTAACACCTGTTGCTCAAGCACCTGCTAAAGAAAGGACGATATTTTCTCCGGGGGGTCATCCGGGTGAATCTGGTAGTTATTCATCAGATATAGACAGTAATTTTATGGATGTACAGTTTGATAAGTATGGTATGCCTGTGATGTCTACTGTTGTAAGTATGCCAAGTGAAGCAGCAGCTAAATCAAAATCAGAAGCTTTAGGAATATTTTCTGGAAAAGCTGTTGGTATAGACCCAACTGCTAGTAGGGGGTTTACAGCCGCCGAGCACGGGCTTCCAGACCCCCCGGAGGGGAGCGGTACTGGTAATACAAGCCCCAATCCTGCTCATGGTGTTACTGGTACTAAAAAAGGCGGAAAAATAACCGCCCAAATGAATAACTTAAAAAATGGCGGACTGGCCGTAGCTGAACCTAATAAAGACGCTTCATGGTTCATTAGAGAACTACAATCTAAAGAAGGTTCTGATGTTCAGGTTTTAAAGGACGATGGAAAGTTAGTAGGTGCAATAGACATGAA